TCCCGTGGTCGCTATTAGCCAAAGGCATTGTCGCTGTCTGCTTCTCTTTGATTTGTTGACCATCAAGCCAAGCGCCAGCCGCAATGCGAGTGCGCTGACCGACTTGTTCGCTTTGATATTCTTTGATTTCGTTACTATTTGTAGCCATTTCAATCTCCTAAGTTACGTTGGGTTTCTTGGTTAAGTTTCACAGCAGTTTTCTCCTGCTCCTGCCGCAGTTTGACCTCGTCTACGGTCAACTCAGCGGTCTTGATACGCTCGGTGGTCAAGTTGTTTTCGGCATTCATAGCCACCTTGATTTGTTCCGCCGCTTGCTTTGCTTGCATCTCGGCTTGGAACTTCTGCGTATCAAATGCAAGTCGTGCTTGATCGTCTGCGGCGCGACGCTGGGTCTCTGCCATAGACGCTTGCAACACGGCTTGCGCTTCGCCATCCATTGGAGGAGGTGGCGGCTTAAACTGTTGCATCATCTGGCCTAACTGATCAAGCGCAGGCATCAGTCCTGCAAACACCTCTTGCGAGTCCAGCTTCATATGACCAGAGGCCAACGAAATAGCGTTGTCAATCTCTTTGACCAGCTTGCTGTCTTCGTACTTGCCAAAGTCCACATCGCCATTGCCTTGGACGTACTTGCTCATGTTCTGCGTGTACCACAACAGCATATGTTGTTTAATGTGTTCGAGCGCATTGGGGATGAACTTGGGCGCGATCAGCTTGTTTGATCCCAAGGTAGGGTCAAGGCCAAAGTTCATGTGAGTTTGAATGTGGGCCAAATGATCCTGTCGCGGGTAAGCAAAGGCTGGTCGGCCCAATGCCATAGCGGAGTTCTCGTCAGCGGCATTCATCTCCACTGGCTTGCTGGCATTCGGGATCAACTCGTTGACGTTTGGAACCTTCAACTGCTTGAGCATACGGTTCACGACGGCGCGTTGGTCAAACAATGCAGGGAACTGTGCAGACATCTGCAACACAGACTGCATTTGAGCAATACGCTGGGTCTCAGAGAAGATGTGGGGGTCAGAAACAGGGATCACATCGCTGTTGCGCTTGAAGTCTTCGCGCTTGATCTCAAGGTCAGCGACCACATCACCGCGCTTTTGCTCGTCCAAGTACCAGCGGTTGAGGCGACCGATCACCTGCAACACACGGCGCTGGCTTTCATGCAAGCGGGCGTGGATGGCGGAGAACACTGCGGCTCCCTGCTCGATCAATGCCTGCGTTGTGCCTACTGGCATATTGCTGTTCGCGTCTGCAATCTTCTCTTCTGCGGTAGTAACCACACCTTTGGCGGCGGTGGTGATCCAGCCCAACAACTCAAACAGCACTTGGCTGGGTGGGTTAAATGGCATGGGCATCGCAATCTTGCGGATGTCGTCCACGCCAACGGCGGATTCCACCTCGGTGACTTGCGTAACTTCAATCTGCTGACTTGCGCCAGAAATACGCGCACCTTTTAACTTCAGCATCGTGGCGGAGTTGTTGATGTGTGCAGTATCCAGCAAGGCCCGCAATGCGCCCGTCAAGGCGGCGGAAAGACCTCCGATGAGGTGAGGTAGCCCGATGGCATACGCGCCCCTCCAAGGGATGAATTTAAACTCGACCAGCCAATCGAGCTTGGTCATGGTGCTGTCGCCTTCTTCCCAATTGCGATAGATGCCAAGCACTTTGCTCTCAAGCTCATCAATCATCAGGATGTAGGGCGCGGTCTCACCATTGGTGTATGTGTCGTCGTCGATGTTCAGCCAAGTGTAGATGTGGTACACACGGCGCAGGCCATCTTCGTTGTCGCTGTACTCTTTGCCTTCGATCTTGTCGTTGGCCTTCTCAGCTTTGGTCTGTTCTGGCTCGTCCGTTGCGCGGATAAAGCTGATGTCGCGGTACAAGCCACGGTCAATCCGCTGTTGCATTTCCCAGCCAGTGATGTCTTGCTGTTCTGTCACGCGCTGGGCAGTGTAGAAGTTCACAGCAGAGAAGGGCAGAATCATGTTGTCGATAGGCACAAACTCAGCGCAGGGGCGGCGCTTGGTGTCGTCGTACCAAATCTTCATAAACTGGGAGCCACCCAAAGGCAATTGCGTCAGCAACTGCTCTTGCTCGTCGCGGAACTCTTCAATCTGCTCAGTCAACTGCCAGTTGAGGTAATCGCGCTTGCGCTCTGCGGTCTCGGTCTTTTGATCAGTCACCTCACCAAGCACCTTGGTGCGGACGGGGCCATCAGGGGGGAACATCTCTTTGATGGCGCGGGAGGCGAAGTCTACGCAGGCTTCAGCCATGATGGGATGGACGACTTTGCTGGCTCCGAAGAAGTTAGCCCCACCGGGGGCATCATCCCCCAAGCCCGTGCGCTTCAGTCCCTCTTCGTACTGCTTGTCCCGCTTCTCACGAGCTTCCTTGTCCTTGTCGATCAAGTCAAGGTAGCGCATACCAATCTTCTCCATGTCGTAGAGATTCATGGTCTCTGCGAGGTTGGAGTAGAAGTCCGTGTCTTCCGTTGGGCCTTTGAAGTCTTGCAAATTGACGATAGCCGAGCCGTCGTCAAGCTCCTCTACGTCAAGTTCATCATCATCATCAGGCAGGTCAGCTACAGCACCACCATCGTCAGTCATCTTCAAGCCGTCGATAAATCGCTCGGCATTTGGATCATTTGGAAATTGTGTTGCCATAGTTATCTCATCAAGGTTAAGCCGCCGTGAGCCTTCTTAGCGTTCTGTTTGGCTTTCCATTGCTCAAACGTAGGCATATCACGGGTGTACTTGTTATCCATCTCAGCATCGTACTGCTTTTGCAAGTCAGAACGAGCTTTAATTTCTGGGCGCATCTCGCGCATCTTAGCGAGCGCCTGCTCTTTGGGAGTCATCTCGCCCACCACTTTAATGCTCATGCCTACAGGCAGATTCTTTGGCAGGGCATTAAGGCCACCTTTGATTGCGGGGCCAATTTTTGAGGCTTTGGTTAACATACCGGGGCCAAACAAAGATGCGATTGTCTCAGTCACAGGCGCTTCGTTCTCACCTTGCCATCCAGCCTCTTTGAACTTTTCTTGGAACTCCTCGCCAGTAGGCGATGGGATGATGTTACGCAGTGGGAACTTGGGTTCGCGCTTCATCTCGCGGTTGTCACGATAAGGTGCGCCGGGCGCGGTTTTGGACTCGAGCACAGAGGTAGGCTTCTCTTCATACAGGCCGGGGATCAGTGTCTGCACCGTATCTACGAATGACACAAGGTCACCGCCCAAACCGAGGCCGGGCATATGCGACAGCACAGCCATGCCAACATCTTTTGCGCCTTCTGGCTTTTTCAAAACATTGAATTCTTTGTTTGCTTGCTCTTTTGCCAACTCAGGAATTGCGGCAATAATTTCTTTGTATGTTGGCTCACTGTCTGATGAACCTCCGCCCGCCAAGTGCTTGAGTGAGCGAACCTTGGGGATGTGCTTCTGGTCAACCCATGCATAGCCACCTTCAGCCATCTTGCGGTTAAACACCTTGTGCCAGTGCGGCTCCTCGACAGCGCCACCCTTCTTGCGGAGGAAGCCTTCGCCAGTGACAAAATCGTTCATCACCTTGGTGGGCGACTGACCTGTCTGCTCTGCGGTGCGCTTGATCAAACGCTCAAGGTTGTCCACATAGTTCTCTGGCTTGGTCTTGAGAGCGGTCACATCAGCGGAGCCGTACCAGCCTAGCGCCTGCGCTTCTGCGGGCTTTACGCCGTGGCGTTTGGCACCACGTTGCCACAAGTCCTCGAAGCCTGCGTATTCGGAGCCAGAGGGCGCGGCCTCCCAGAACCCGGGGCGCTGTTGCGCCTCCCGCATGGACATCTCGCCCGTGTCGTACATCTCACGAGGCTTATACGAGTTGATCACCTTGCCAGTCTCATCCTTCTCAACCAGCTTGCTAGTCAGCCAGCGCGGATCACCACGCTCAATGATCGGGCCACGCACTGCGTTCACATCCACCGTCACGGGCTGAAGGTTCCCAAGCAGGTTCTCGTAAAACGTGCCGAGCTTTTTGTTGGGTGGAAGAGCGCCAGCAATGTCGCCTTGTCCGATCATCACAGCGCGGTTGAAGATGTCACCCTGCGCCAGCGATCCATAGCCAGTGGGCAACTCAACGAGTGTGCGGCCTTCAGCAAGCGACGGGTCTTCTTTGAGAGCCTTCTTGAGCTTGTTGGTCAGCAAGAGCGAGTTCTCTGGCAGTTGGCCTGACTCACTCAGGTGGTACAGGTACGAACCCATCTGGTTCTGCTTGTCCACAGGGTTGCGCTGGCTGGCGCTTGCCAACTGGGCCATCAGCGACTCAAACTGCTCTGGTGAGCGGCCTGCATCCATTGCCACTTGGCGCAGGGGTTCAGTGCCATACCACTCAGTCATGTTGAGGTCTTTACCCTTGTTGATCAGCTTGTCCACCTTCTTGCGAGCTGTGGGGCTGTCGAGCAAGTCTTGCATACGCTCGGTGTACTTGGGCTTCTCGCCAGCGGCGCGGGCGGCATCGACCTTGGGCATACGGGGCAAGTCTTTCTGCTCCCGTGGCGTGTACATACCTTGGTCACGAGGCATCAGAGGCAAGCCTGTGCCGCTAGGTGTGGTCATGGGCGGAGTCTGGCTTGCCAGCACCTCTTCAATCTTGGAACCTTCAGCGGCGGCTTTGCGGGCCTTTGCAATCTCTTTGGCTTTGTTGATGACGGACAGTCCGCCCTCGACGATGTCGCCTACTCGACCAGCTTTAGCCATGTGTCTTACTCCTCCGCCAGTAGCGTAGTCAAAGTCTTCGATCTTGCCATACTTGGGATTTTTGCCCAGCACCAACGGCCCGATTTGAATCACCTCTTCAGCGCCAGTAATTGGCTCCATCGTGTGGCGGTCATAGAAATACGAATGGCGTTCGGGATCCATTCCAATCTGTCGCCACTCAGGGTGATCCAAATACTCTTGGGCTTTAGCTACAGCCTCTTCCTCACTCAATGGATTCCATTCACCTTTAATTTTGGCATATGGGGCTTTTGCGCCACCTTGAGCGATTCGTTTGGACTCGTTCTGGCTAATGCCAAGGTTTGCATTTTTGACGCTGGCTGTGGGGCCATAGGCGACCTTCTTTCCCACCTCGTCGTGGATTGAGTTCACCCACACGCCTTTGCCCGTGTACGCTGGGATGTCAAGACGCAGTCCCACCTTGGAGCCGGGTTCGTACTCTTCTTGTTTGCCGTATCGGGCTTTGGCGGCATCTCCACGCAACGCGCCGATGGCCTCCTCAGACGTAGCAGGCTTGGGCACAAACGAGTACGGCGTAACGGGCTTGTACATATTCACAACGTCGTTGTACTCAGCTTTGGTGATCTCGCCTTTGAGCAGTCTCTCAAGAGCGTCTGCCACCTCTGGAACTCGCTTGGTCACATCTTTGTAGTTCATGCTTAAGCGATCAACCTTGGGAAGGGCCTTCTCTGCTCTGGCAATTTCGGTGGCCTTGGTCAGCGCACCAACTATCCCCTTGGTTACTTTTCCTGCGTCTGCCATATGAAGTACCCCGCCTTTAGCTTTGTTTATGTCTGGGTCAGTAATGTCGTAGGTTCCACGGTTGCCAATAGCCGATTTCACTTTCTTTGGGTCGTAGATACCTAGATTTTTCATGTCATCTTCTTTGACATAAAACGAATCATGCCCCAGTTCTTTGAGAGCATTTTGTACATTGCCTGCCTCAATATCTTCCCAATTACCTTTAGGTATGAAATCAATCCTACGTCCGAGGCTTTTAGGGCCGTGTTTATTGGCTTCTGCATATTCGCGCAATGCTTCAATGTGTGCTGGGTTTTCATAATCAAATGGATTTTTAACTTGCACATAGAGTGGCATGACGTTCTCAGCCGATGGCACATTGTTTTTTGTATTTATAAGGTTACTGTGATAGCCAAATGCTTCAGCGTTTTCGGAACTTGGGCTAACAAAAACTGAGTTGGCTGAACCGGGTTTAAACTCTTTTATGTCTTGTCCAGTGCCGTGGTACATAAGCCGTTTTTCTTTACTCGGCTCCAAAAACTTGGCAAGATTGGCCTCTCGTTCTGCCGTAGCCATCTGCTTCGCGGCAGACAATGCACCCATAAGACCCTTGACAATGCGGCCACCATCGGCCTTGCTCAAGTCTGGGCTGTAGATGTCATAAGTGCCTTGGTTGCCGATTGCGCTCTTGACTGCGTTGGGGTTGAATGACACCACCTCACTCAGATCGTCGCCTCGGTACTGCATGATGCCGTCATAGCCTTGGGCCTGCGCCCTGCTTTGAATTTGCTTACCAATGTTGCCTTTCTCCTCGAACGCCTTCTCCACCAACTTGATGGCGCTCTCCTCGTCCATGCCAAGGTTGATCAGGGCTTCGGCGGCTGGATCGATGTTACGGCCTGACTGACCGATGATGAGAGGGTTCTTGATCTGGGCATAAACTGGCAACATATTGCCGCCCTCTTGGCCTTCACGCAGTGTGCCTGCCGCACGATCTGCCATGAACTGGTCAGCCATCTTGTCGTAATACGGTGTGCCACGCATGGCCTCGATGGCCTCGTCGTTGGGAATGCCCGTATAACCGCTCGCGTGGGCTGTCTTGGGGGTCATGTATACCCCAGACCCTAACGCGCCCTCCTTGCTGGGTTTAATGCGGCGGATGGCCTCTTGTCCCTTGCCGCCTTCGGTCGCTGTCGTACCGTGATACATACGCATCTGCGTTTTGCTTGGCTCAAGGAACTTCTGGAGGTTGGCTTCACGCTCGGCGGCGGCGAGTTGTTTGGCCTGCGCTAGTGCGCCAGCTATACCTTTACCGAGTTTGCGGAAGTCAGTCATAGTCAGATCGAGTAAGGGTTGACACGTTTGGGTTGCGTGTATTCCAGATAGTCATCGTCATCATTATCCCTTGGTTCTGGATTGATGTCGAGCCAGCCCTGATCTTTCAATAACCGAATCGCTTGCGTTGCGCTATCGACATAGTCGTCGTGCGTGGAGTCAGGGAAGGAACACAACTGGGACAGGAAGCCCTCGCACCAGTCCTTCACATAGCCCTTGCGGACGGACGACTCAGGAAGCCAGACGCGCCCTGTCGTGAAGATGCTGGCGGTGATCTGGAGTCTCTGCATCTTGTCTGCCCGACCCGGGTTATAGCCCCGCACAGGCAAGTGCATCTGCCTCAACTCTTGGATCAGCGAGATGCCTGCCGCCTTCTCTTCGACGAGGATCAGGTCTGGCCTCTTGGCATCGCGGCCTTCACCGTATGACACGCGCCACTCCTCGATCACCTTGGGCTTGAGAGTGGGGAACGTCAGGTGTTCTGCCCAGCAGTCGATCAGCAGGACGGACATGGGGCCATCCAGAGGCTTGAACACGCCCCATGTGGTCATGGCGGTCGGGTCGTTGTGTTCCTTGTCCGTGAAGGCGCAGTCATACGACTGGATGATGGTCTCGAACTTGGGGAAGGCTTTGTCAGCAGGCCACAGCTTGAACATATCGCGGCTGACCACCTTTCCGTCCTCAAGATCGACAATTTGGCCCAGCACCTCTTGTTCATAGAGCTTTGAACCACGGTACTGCTCCAACTGCTTCTGGAACGCCTTGTCGAGGTTCACAGCGTTGTCGTATGTGCTGGCGCGGGCGACCACCACATCGTCGCCTTCCCTGCCAACCAGATCGAGGATCAAGTCCTTCGGGCGCGGTGTCGTGGTCACGATCACACGAGGGTGGCTGTGGGGCTTGTCGTCTGGCTTGATACGCAGGCCAAGCATCATGTTGTCCCACGCCTCGTTCGGGCCAAGGTAGTTGAACGCCGCCAACTCATCACACCAGCAGAAGCTGGAGTTGATACCACGCAGGCGGTCATACGAGTCAGCAGACACGCCCCTGATCTTGGAACCATTGGACAGCTTGATCAAATGATCCTGCTTGTTGTAGTCCACCACTAGTTGTTTGGGTATGCAGGCGAGCAGTCCGCTTGGCCCTTCAAAGCAGGTGAACTTCAAGTCACCCGACGTAGGGGCCAACACCACGCTCATCGTGTTCGGATGCGTCCATGCCCACCACCACAAGGCTTCTGCCGCAGATCGCGTCTTGCCTGCACCTCGGCCTGCCAACATCAAGAAAACCGTGTAATCCTCGTGCAGGTCTGGCGGTATCTGGTAAGGATGCGCCCTTGCTATCCACTTGGCATGAGCAATAAAAGCGAGTCGGTTATCTTCTGGCAGGGTCTCAAACTCTGCCGCCATCTGTTCATCGAACAGATCAGCCAACACGCTTTGTCATCTCCATGTTGCGGATCACCTCAAGGAACTTGCTTGCTGTCGCGTCCTGCGTGGCAATCGGCGCTCCACCTTCCACGCCCTCCAGCGCCACACGGTCACCATACTTCTTGGGCTTGAGCTTCATAGCAGTCCACTTGCGGGCCTCAATGCGGTTCTTCTGCCAAGCGATGTAAGTCTGATCGAGGTAAATGCGCCCCTTGTCGTCCTTAAACTCAGGCGGTCTCTCGTCCGCAATCTCCAAGATTTCATCAGCGTTGGTGTCGGCCTGCTCTTCACGAGCGCGCGCGTATTGCTCTTGAAAGAGAGGGTGGCGTATCAACCACTCGTAAATCGTAGACTGCGCTGGTAGCTTCCCTACAGTGTCAGCCTTCAGTATTTGTCTCAAGCTCATTCCCTCACTTAGCATCATGCAGATGAGGTCAGCAGTGTCTTGGTTGAACTTTGTTGGTCTGCCAGTTTTAGCGGGCGTAGAAGCCTTCGTGGCCTTTGCGGCTACCTTGGCCTTCCCAATGGCTTTCGCGGCCTC